CAACAGCAGCTATTCAAAACGGTGTAAAAAGAATTATCTATTGTTCTTCTATGGCAAGATATGGAGATCAACAAAGCCCATTCACAGAAGACATGCCAACTAAACCAGTAGATCCATATGGTATATCCAAAGTTGCTGGAGAAGAAATATTAAAAACATTATGCAAGGTTCATGGTGTGGAATTAGTAATAGCTGTTCCACATAACATTATTGGACCTAATCAAAAATATAATGATCCATTTAGAAACGCTGTATCTATTTTTATTAATCGTATGCTTCAAGGTAAACCTCCAATTATTTATGGAGATGGTATGCAGACAAGATGTTTCTCTTATGTAGATGATTGTTTAAGTTCATTATTAAAAATGGTCGAAGACCCGTGTGTCGTGGGCCAAGTAATTAACATCGGGCCCGATGAAGAGTTCGTAACGATTAAAGAAGTCGCTGAGACGTGTGCCAACCTTACTGGTTTCAATGGAGCATTTGTTTATGTTCCAGATAGACCACAAGAAGTTAAACACGCAACGTGCTCTTCGGATAAAGCAAGAAAGCTACTAGGTTATAAGACTATGACTAATACGAAAGAAGGAATCAAGAAGACATATGAGTATATCAAGGAACACGGACCACGGGCCTTTGAATATCATATAGACATAGAAATTATAAATGATAAAACTCCAAGTACATGGACAAAGAAATTAATTTAAATCATGTATTCTGTTTTGTTAGTTCTAAAGTTACAGAACAATATTCTAAATTAGCATTAGATAGTTTTTTTAAACATACTAAATTAGAGCCTGGCGATATATTTGTCTTTGTAAATAATGATGGAACAAATGCATTTAGAAAAGATTACCCAATAGATATTTATATTAATAATAAAACACCAAAGGCTTGGGCAACAAACTTTAATAAAGGTTTAAGAGTTGCTAAGAAATTTAAAAAACATTTTGTAGTTATAACTAATGATATTGTATTTACTAAAGGGTGGTTAGATGTATTAAAACAAAAAGATGATATGATTTTAATACCTGTTTGTAATGTTAACTTTATGTATAAGAGTTCTGATTTTTCAACCGCACCTACTATGCAATTAGAAGAGTATATTGGTAAAGAACATTATCTAGATGCCATTGTAGATTTTCATCAAAATCAATTTAAATTCAATGACTTATGTGAGCGTATATTTATGCAAATGTATTTAGCTAGAATACCCTATAAGATACACGAAGAGGTTGGTTATTTTGATCATACGTTTTCTAATTGTGGTGGAGAAGATATGGACTATAGAATTAGAGCTGCTTTGAAAGGTTATAAAACAATGCTAGCTGTATATCCATTTATATTACACTTCCATGGTAAGTCTTCTTGGGATGGAGCTGAATCTACAGAACAAGAAAGAGTTAGAAGAGATCAGTATCTTAAAAAGGGTGTAGAAAAATGGGGAGAAGATTTAACAGAGATATTTATTAAAGGTACTTATGCAAAAGAATGGGCATATAAAATAGGTCTTGGAAAAGAATTTGACAATAACGAACAATACAATATTATACGTACATTAAAAAAATGATAAGTATTGATACAGTTCAAGATATAAAAAAATTAATAAACAAGCAATTAACCTTAGTAAAAGACGATCTTTGCTATGGTATAGACACGCTTGATAAACTTCACTATGCTAGGGGGCAACTCAGAGCTTTAGAAACTCTGCTTCAGGATCTTAATGACCTGCTGAAACGGGAGAATAGTGAAGATGACGACGACAGTAACAACTGATATTCCTTCTATACAAGAAGGATTAAAAGACGTTTACCAAGACAAAGAAGTGGTTGAGAAAGTTCTCAATCCAAACTCAATAGATAAATCTACTTTAGATAGAATGCCTCAGCCAACAGGCTGGAGACTTTTAGTATTGCCTTATGCTGGGCCAGCTCAAACTAAAGGTGGAATTATTCTATCTGATAATTCTAAAGACACAATCCAAATGACAACTGTTTGTGCCTACGTTCTTAAAATGGGAAATCTTTGTTATAGAGACAAAGAAAAGTTTCCATTGGGTCCGTGGTGCAAAGAGGGTGATTGGGTAATCTTTGGCAGATATGCAGGTAGCCGATTCAAAATAGAAGGAGGAGAAGTTAGAATTCTTAATGATGATGAAATCATTGCTAAGATTGATAACCCTTCCGATATTTTGCACATGTACTAATAGGAGGACAACATGGATAAAGAAACAAAAAAACAACCAGAAGTTGAATTAGATCTAGATGATGTTAATGAAACTTCGGTTGAAATAAAAGAAAAAAACGAACCTAAAAAAGCTCCCAACTTAAATGTTGGTGAAGTTGATTTAGGTTATACAACTCACGATGGTAAAGCAGAAAAAGAAAAAGAAAAAATTTCTGTTGAAGAAATAGAAGATCAACCTAAAGTTGAAACTAAAACAGAAGCTAAACCAGAAGGTGAGAATCTAGAACAATATACTGAAAGCGTAAAAAAACGTATTGATAAATTAACTTATAAAATACGTGAAGCAGAAAGAAGAGAACAAGCTGCTTTAGAATATGCTAAAGGTTTACAGAAAAAATACTCAGATGCTGAATCTAAGTATATGGATGTAGACACAAACTATATCAAAGAATTTGACGCAAGAGTTGATGCTCAACGTGCACAAGCGAAAGCTAAGTTAAAGCTTGCCATTGAGTCTCAAGATGCGGAACAAATTGTAACTGCACAAGATGAACTAACTAGGTTGTCTGTTGAAAAAGAAAAGGCACGAATCGTTATGAGCGAACGTGAGGTAGCTAAAAAATCTTTTGATGAACAACAAAAAGCTCAACCTGTGCAACAAGTGCCTCAACAACCAATTACTCCAAGTACAAAAGCTAAGTCATGGGCTGAGAAAAATGAGTGGTTTGGTAATGATAAATACATGACAAACTCAGCATTTATGCTTCATGAAGACTTGGTAAGTCAGGGGTTTGACGCAGAGAGTGATGAGTACTATAATGAGGTTAATAAACGTATGAGGGATTTATATCCTCATAAGTTTGCAAAATCTCAAGAAGTTGAGATTACAGAGGAGAACAGGAAACCCGTCCAAACTGTTGCTTCCGCTGGTAGAAAACAATCAGGACGCAGAACCGTGAGACTCACCAAATCACAGGTGGCTATTGCTAAAAAATTAGGGGTGCCACTAGAAGAGTACGCTAAATACGTGAAGGAGGTATAATGAGCGATAAAATAAATAATAGAACTTCACGCGAGTCAGAAGTAAGAAATAAGGATCTTCGTAAGAAGCCTTGGACTCCACCGTCAAGTCTGGATGCACCTAGAGCACCAGCGGGTTTTGTTCATCGATGGATTAGAACAGAATCGCAGGGTTTTCAGGATACGGCAAACGTATCTAAAAAACTCAGAGAAGGTTGGGAATTTGTGAGAGCTGAAGAAATTAAAAATTCTGCAGGTGATCATGACTATCCAGTAATCGCTGAGGGAAAATATGCTGGGTTAATTGGGGTTGGCGGCCTTGTGTTGGCAAGGATACCTGAAGAGATTGTCAAAAGTCGTTCCGAGTATTTTCAAAGAATTACTCAGGATAGAATTAAAGCGATAGATGCCGATCTAATGAAGGAACAACGACCAGGAATGCCTATGAATATTCAAAGGCAATCCCGTGTAACTTTTGGTGGTGGACGTAAGTCATAATTTTTTGGCAAAAGTCAACTACTGTAAATTAAACTAAAAATAAACGGAGTATAAAATAAATGGCAAACGTAACAGAACGATTTGGTCTTAGACCAAGTAGACAACTTAACGGTAGTCCATTCATTAACGCCCAAAACAGATATAGAGTAGCTACTAATAATAGCACTGCAATATTTCAAGGAGATGTGGTTATACCATTTGCTTCTGGAACTATTGGCAGAGCAGTTGCTAATACTTCTACAACTGCTGTGGGTGTTTTTAATGGTTGTTTTTATACAGATCCAACAACTCAAAAACCAACGTTTTCGAACTTCTTACCAAGCTCAATAAACGCAAGTGACCTTGTCGCTTTCGTAATTGATGCACCAGATACGGTATTTGAAGTAAACGCTAACGCTGTGTTTGAAGTTGCTGACATCTTTAAAAACTTTTCAATCAACAACGTAACTGGTAATACTGCAACAGGTATATCCCTTGTTCAATTAGATGTAGCGAATTCAGGAACTGATTCTACATATTTAGTTCAAGCAATTGATATATCAGGTGACGTACTTAACAGTGATGTAGCTGTGTCGAATATAAATGTGCTTGTTAGAATTAACAATCACTTTTATAAGGCAGCTACTTCAGGACTATAATAGGAGAATATAAACTATGGCTATCTCAAGATCACAACTAGTTAAAGAACTAGAGCCAGGATTGAATGCCCTATTCGGCCTGGAATACAACAGATACGACAACGAGCACGCAGAAATCTTTACAACTGAAACTTCAGACAGAGCGTTTGAAGAAGAAGTAATGTTAACGGGTTTCGCAGGTGCTGCTATTAAACAAGAAGGTGCAGGAGTGCAGTTCGATCAAGCTTCTGAAGCCTACACTTCAAGATACACTCATCAAACAATTGCTTTGGCATTTGCTATAACTGAGGAAGCGATTGAAGATAACTTGTATGATAGATTAGCTTCTAGATACACTAGAGCTTTAGCTCGTTCAATGTCACAAACTAAACAAACAATTGCAGCTAACGTATTAAATAATGGATTTAATACGAGTGGTTCATTCAACGGAGGTGATGGTGTTTCTTTATTAAACGCTTCTCACCCTCTTGCTAATGGTGGTACTTTTTCAAACATCTTAGCAACTGCAGCGGATCTTAACGAAACTTCATTAGAACAATCGTTAATTGATATTGCAGGGTTTGTAGATGAGAGAGGTTTAAAAATCGCTCTTCAAGGTAGAAAATTGATTATTCCAAAAGAATTACAATTTACTGCTGAGAGAGTTTTAAAATCTCCACTTAGAACTGCTACAGCTGATAATGATATCAATGCAATGATGAATATGGGAATGATTCCAGAAGGTTATAGAGTGAATCACTTCTTAACTGATACAGATGCATTCTTTATCATTACAGACGCTCCTAACGGATTAAAAGAATTTGTTAGAAGTCCAATCAAAACAGCTATCGAAGGCGATTTTGATACTGGTAACGTTAGATTCAAAGCTAGAGAAAGATACAGCTTCGGCTTTTCTGATCCTAGAGGAATCTTCGGAACTCCAGGAGCGGCTTAATAATTTAAGTCTTTCCACGATAAGGGGCTTGTGTTTACACAGGCCCCTTTTTCTTTTATAATCAATAATATTCTAGATTAATAGTTTTGTAGACTGGCTAGACAGACGGTATAGAGACTACAAAGCTTAACCGCTATACAGGAGAAAATTATGGCACAAACAACTTTTTCAGGACCAGTAAAATCTTTAGCAGGTTTTATTAGTGCTGGAGTATCAAACTCAGTAACAACAGCAGTAGGAGCAACATTAAATGTAGCTAGTTTTGCTGGAAAACAAATCTATTACACAAGCACAGCAACAGCAACTTTTACTTTACCAGCTGTAAATACAAGTTCACCAAGTGATGTAACTGATCCAAATCAATCTAATAATTATGGAGCAGCTTTTGAATTCGTACTTTCAACAACAGTAACAGGTAACTTTATTGTAAAAGTAGCAAATTCTAGTGATACTATGGTAGGAACAGCCATTCTTGGTTCTGGAACTACAGCATTAGTATTTAGCACAGCAACTGCATCAGACACTATCACTTTAAGTGGTACGACTACAGGTGGAGTTGGCGGAGCAAGTGTTAAGGCTACAGTAATTGGAGCAAACAGATATAAAGTAGAAGTAGTATCTGGAGCTACAGGAGCAGTGGCAACACCATTTAGTGCTACAGTATAATTAATTTATTTTAAGGAGCTCTTCGGAGCTCCTTAAAAACTAAGGAGTAAAAATGAAATCAGATGTAAAACCAGTCATATGTGCTAGTACATCATCTAATGCAGTGTTATTTACAGGTCCTACAAGACTTAGAGGATTTATGATTCAATCTACTGGTATAGCTGGAAAAGCAGTTATTAATGGTTTAGCAAATTCAACAACTGTAAGTAGTTCAACTAATACAGAAGTTTATATTGAAGTATCTGTTGGAGCAAACGGAACAGAAACTTTAAATCTTCCAGAAGATGGTGTTTTATATGCCACTAGAGGTGGTAAATTTATTGTTGATGGTATTGGTGTAACAGCAAATACAAGTGCATTAAATATAACATTATTTATAGATAAATAAAAATGTCTGGCTTTGGTATCCAAAAGCGAGGAACAGGTAAAGCTGTTAAAAAAATGTCATTAGGTGGAGCTTTAGCTATTAAGTCTAAAGCTTATCAAGGTAAACCAGGAACTTACGAACAAAGTTATTACACTCAAGCCTTATTTCCACAAGTAACTCAAGCAGGCTATGTACCTCCTCCAGAAAATAAAAAGGAAGAGGAAAAAGAAAAAAAAGAAGGAATGGCTAGAGGAGGAGACGTACAGCCTCCTAAAACTAAAAAATATTTTAGACCAACAAAATCTGGTGCTGGAATGACAAAAGCTGGAGTTCAAAGATATAGAAGAGAAAACCCAGGTTCAAAATTATCCACAGCAGTAACTGGTAAAGTTAAACCAGGAAGTAGATCAGCTAAAAGAAGAAAATCATTTTGTGCAAGAAGTGCTGGACAAATGAAAATGTTTCCAGGTGCTGCAAAAGACCCCAATTCAAGACTAAGACAAGCAAGACGTAGATGGAAATGTTAACTTGCAATGTCTTATTTAAATGCTAACATACCACCAATTTATTGTAAAATAAGAAAGGAATATTTATATGACTTACGAGAACATCACGGCGAAACTGAAGATTGTGTGGTCTTTGCTATTGCAAGCATTCCAGGGCGTGCAATCTTATTTCATGCTTTACTTACGAATGGTGCAATATACTGGAGGCTTCCTATCAGTGCTTTTCTTCAAGGAAGAAACAGCGGTACTATGCATCAAGGAAAAATGGAATCTCCAAATCTCGAAGATCTTCAGTTATGGAATTCATTTAGTTATTATCCTGCTGTTACTACTTTTGATTTTTTAATCGGACAACGCTGTAAATATTTAGGAAAGGATAAAAAATTTATTCATGGAGAATATTTATTTACAATTGATTGGGCACATCCAGAACCTAATATCTTGGATACTGAACATTCCGAAATTCCTGATCAACATAAGTGTGCACATATTTTGGCTCTTGATAACGGTAATTATGCAGCTCAGCCTAATAATCGTATTTTGTGGAACATTAGTAGTTTTACTACTTCTAAACATTGGCCAGATTATAAAGTTACAACTACAGAATGGAATGTTGAAAATAAAGGGTTTGTAACTGATGACACTGACAATTTTTTTTATGATATAATTGATAAGGATAAAAAAATATGAGCAGCGAATTTAAATTAAGTGATCAAACAAATATAGCACTACCTATTAAAAATATAGTTGCTATTGTATCTGCTATTGTTGTAGCAGTATGGACGTATTTTGGTATTGTTGAAAGATTAAATAGAATAGAGACTAATGAAAAATTAATGGCTCAAGATTTGCTTAAAAAAGCAGATCAAACTCCAAAGAATCAAGAATTATTTATGTTGATTGAGTATCAAGCTAAAACAATAGAGAAACATACAAAACAATTAGAAGAAAACGTTCATACAAAAGTATTAATATCTCAATTAGAAAAGAAAGTAGATAAATTAGAAAAAGAATTAGATACTGTAAGAGGTAAATAATGATAGAAGTAGTATTTGCATTATTAATGTATATGAATGGTAAATTAGAAGGTTATTCTCCCAAAGCTAATATTGCAGATTGTTTAGAACAAAAAAGAAAAGTAGAACGTGATGGTAATCCAAGTGTTACTTCATGGAGTTGTAAAGAAGTAAAAGCCATTATAGAAACAGATAAGCATGGCATTAAAAGAATCAAAGAAGTTAAGCAAGAGTAATTGTATTAACAATCTGACAGTTGGATGCTGTCTCTCAAATCAATGTAAATGTTATGACAATAAAGAATATAATAATAAAATATTTGATAGTAGCTCTACTAGCGTTTGTATTAGGTACATTCTTCCCCAATCCCGTCGCCAAGAAGAAAACTGAGAACGCCACAATCACCTGGGCCAAGAGCCTAGGATTTGGTCCCCCGAGGTTTGAATATCACAACAACCAAGAATTCATTACCTCCCTTAAAAAGTGTATCGCTTACCTCAATTTTGACATCCCTACAAATAAACACATAAATACAGAACTTATAGTTGCACAAGCTATAGTAGAAAGTGATTATGGAAGATCACGATTTGCACGTGAAGGACACAACCTATTTGGTATAAGAGTATGGAGTAAGGAAGGTATGTTGCCTTATAAACAACCAGATCATATAGATTGGCGTGTCAGAGTCTTTAAAAGTAAGTGTGATTCTGTTAAATATTACATAGAAATTCTAAATACAAAAAAAGTGTATGCAGAATTTAGACGAGTTAGAGAATTAACATTAAATAGAAATCCTATTGCAATGGCTAAAACTTTAGATAACTTTTCTACAAATAAAGAATATGAAAAACATGTTATTGAGGTTATAAATAAATTAAGAAATGATACTAAGTAAAAGCTTTACATTAAATGAATTAACAAAGTCTCAAGAGGCAACGAGACTTGGAATAGAAAACATTCCAAACGAAGAAGAAATACAAAATCTTAAAATACTTTGTGAAAAGATATTACAACCTGTTAGAGATTTTTATGGAATGCCTTTATCTGTATCTTCTGGGTATAGATCTGTGGCACTTTGTAAGGCTATAGGATCATCAGCCAAAAGCCAACATACGAAGGGGCAAGCTGCAGACTTTGAAATATTTGGAGTAGCTAATAAAGAGGTTGCAGAGTTTATTATAAAAAATCTTGAATATGATCAGTGTATACTTGAGTTTTGGAATGAGAATGAGCCTAATAGTGGATGGGTGCATTGTAGTTACTCAGCAAATGGTAACAGAAAGCAGTACTTGAAGGCAGAAAAATTGAATGGTAGAATTGTATATACCATACTAAATTAATTATATGCCAATTGGAAGATCTCAAATACCACAACAAATAGAAGGTAAAATTCGTGGAGCAAAACCATCTAAAGCTATGCTTAAATTTAAAAAGAGAAAGAAAAAATAATGACTAAACTATGTTCTAGAGGAAAATCAGCAGCAAAAAGAAAATTCGCAGTTTATCCTAGTGCCTATGCAAATGCTTATGCTTCAAAAATATGTGCTGGTAAAATAAAAGATCCATCAGGTGTAAAAAGAAAAGATTTTAAAGGACCAAAACCTAAAGGTGCATATATGGGTAAATTTATAGAAGTAGAAATGAATGATGAAAATTATTCTAATCCTTCTTTAAAAAATTATTATAAAGATTTATTAAAATAATGTCTGATGACAAAAAAGAAGAATCAGTTATAGAACTTGCTAAAAGAGTAGGATCAAAAGAAGCTGCAAGAATTATTACTGAGCAAAAAGCAAAACAAAAGCAAGAAAAAGGTTTTGAAAAAACAGGGCAATACTATTTTGATTTAGGTTTAAAAGAAGGTGGCCTTACAAAATGGTTTAATGAGAAGTGGGTAGATATTTCTGCACCAAAAAAAGGAGGAGGATATAGAGAATGTGGAAGAAAATCAGCGAGTGGGTCAAAAAGAGGTTACCCAAAATGTGTTCCTGCTGCAAAAGCAGCAAGAATGACTGAAAGTCAGAAGAGATCAGCAGTAATTAGAAAGAGAGCAGCTGGTAATGTAGGTCCAAAGCCTACAAATGTTAAGACAATAGTGAAAAAACCTAAAAAAATGCAAACAGGTGGTATATATAACATGACAAAAATGAGGTATATTTAGTATATGATGAAAAATAAAAGTTTAAGTCCAAAAGCAGACTTAGATAAAGATGGAAAACTGTCTTCTTATGAGAAAAAAAGAGGAATGGCTATTCAAGAAGCTATGTCTGAAGAGCCTATAAAAGCTCAAAAAGGTAAAATGATAGTTAAAGGTCAAAAAGAAATACAAGTTAAAAAACAATACTTCGGAGAATATTAAAATGGGAATGAAAACGTATTTAAAAGCAGGAATGACTCCAAAAAACACACCAGCAAAAGTTGCAGGTATGTTAAAAGGATTTAGTGCTAAGAAAGTTTCTAAAAACAATAAGAAAAAATAATGTCTAATGGCTACTTCAGGAACTACATCATTCGATTTAGACATAGACGATATTATTGAAGAAGCCTACGAACGTTGTGGGGTTAGAACTAACAGCGGATATAATATAAAATCAGCAAGACGAAGTTTAAACATTCTATTTTCTGAATGGGGAAATAGAGGCGTTCATCTTTGGAAGGTAGAATTAAAAAATCAATTATTAACTGCAGGAACTGCAACTTATGCAACTCCAGCTGATTGTAGTGATGTATTAGAGGCTTATGTATCTACTGCTCAGACTATAACTCAAACAACAAACGATATTTCTTTAGATAAAATTGATAGATCTGCATATGCAGCTCTTCCTAATAAAGGACAAACTGGTCAACCTTCACAATATTATGTAGACCGTCAAATTAATCCAACTATTACATTATATTTAACACCTGATGCGGTTCAATATACTTTTTTAAAGTATTATTACATTAGCAGAATTCAAGATGCAGGAGATTATAATGACCAAGCTAATGTTCCTTATAGATTTTTACCATGTATGATATCTGGACTTGCTTATTATCTAGGACAAAAATTTTCTCCTGATAGAGTACAAGGATTAAAATTAATATACGAAGATGAAATACAAAGAGCTCTAGAAGAAGACTCACAAAGAACAAGTTCTTATATTTCACCTTATACTTACTTTGGAGATGGTATCTAATGGCATTTGCAAGAGGTAAAAGATCATTAGCTATATCAGATAGATCAGGAATGCAATTTCCATACGTGGAAATGAAGAGAGAGTGGAATGGTTCTTTTGTTCATTATAGTGAATACGAGCCAAAGCAACCTCAATTAGATCCAAGACATCATAAAGCAGACCCACAGGGACTTAAAAATGCTAGATCAGATACTGTTCCAGGTGGAGGTTTATTACTACAATTAGATTTACAATATTGGCCAGGACAATTTACATCTATTGGAATGCAGCCTGGAATAAGTGGAGATGTTATTAATTCAAAAAGATCTGCTTACAGTTCTGTTGGAAACGTAACTATTATTATAACATGACATACGCAGAATTAGTACAAAAAATTAGAGATTATACAGAAGTAGATTCAGGAGTTTTAACAGCTACTATTGTTAATGGATTTATTAGAGATTCTGAATTTAAAATATTTAGAGAAACAGATGCAGACTATTCTAGAGAATATGCTACTTCTACATTTACAGCTAATAATAAATATTTAGTTTTACCCAATTCATCAGGATCTTCAGGAAGCACTACTTCCAGAAGAGCTTTAATTGTAAGATCCGTAGTTGCAACAAATAGCTCAAATATTCAAGTCGCTCTAGAACCTAGAGATGATACTTTTATTACTGAATATAATGCAGCAGGTTCTACAGGATTCCCAAAATATTATGCAACTTTTAGAGAAGATGCTATTGAAGTAGCTCCTACTCCAGATTTGGCTTATGTAGTAACTTTAGATTATGTTTATACACCAGATGGTTTAAGTGCTTCAAATACAACAACTTACGTAAGTGTAAATGCACCAGAATTATTATTATATGCATGTTTAGTGGAGGCTTTTGCGTATCTAAAAGGTCCGATGGATATGTACAAACTGTATCAAGACAAGTATAATACAGCATTACAAGGATTTGCGTTAGAACAAACAGGTAGAAGACGCAGAGACGAATTTCAGGATGGAGTGTTACGTATCAAAATTAACTCACCATCCCCATAACAACTATAAGGAGTACAACATATGGCAATAACACAAGCAGTGTGCAACACTTTCAAATCAGAGATTTTAGGTGCTGTTCACGATTTTGATTCAGGTTCGGGACAAGTTTTTAAATTAGCACTTTACTCATCAGCAGCTACACTAAACGCTACTACAACAGTATACTCATCAAGTGATGAAGTTGGAAATACTGGACAGTATTCTGCAGGTGGAGGAGTACTAGCTTCTCAACAAGTATCACTAGATGGTTCAGTAGCAATCGTAGATTTCGCAGATTTATCTTTTACAGGAGTAACACTTACTGCAAGAGGAGCTTTAATTTATAATACATCAGCTTCTAACAAATCAGTATGTGTATTAGATTTTGGTAGTGATAAAACTGCAACATCTGGAACATTTACAATTCAATTCCCAGCATTTACATCTGCAGCAGCTATCTTAAGAATAGCTTAAGGAGAATTTATGTCGGCTCCCTGGGGTTCAGGCGTTTACGGTATAGGATACTGGGGAGAAGGCAACGAAGACGCTACAGTAACATTTGAAGCGTGGGGTCAAGGCACTTGGGGTGCTAATGCTTGGGGGGTTGGTTATATAACCACGGCTCTCGGGACTACTACAAGTTCTGTTTCAATTCAAATAGATAATAATGTTTCAATAACTGGAGAACAATTAAATTCTACAGTTAATACAGTTTCTATTACTGGAGATTCTAATTTAACTTTATCTACAAATTTATTACAAATAAGTTTAGGAGATGAAAGTGGTTTAGGTAATGCTGATGTTGTATTAACAGCATTAAATATTTTAAATACAACCATTGGAGCTTACTCAATTACTGCAGATGGTAATACATCTGAAATAGTAGTTGGTGATTCAATGAGTTCTGCAACGGGAACATTAACAGCAGATGCTGGAGCTTCATTTGAAGTAACAGGTAATCAAATTAACATATTAATTGGTGATGAAGTATTAAGTGGTAATGCTACAGTTAATTTAACTACAAATTTATTAAACGTAACTACAGGTACAGCTAGTGGAGATGTAGCTACTGTTATTTTAACAGGCTCTAGTGTTGTAACTACTACAGGAACTGTAACATTTACTATTGATGGGTCTGTTACATTAACTGGCGTAAATATGACAACTTCTACAGGCCGTTTATTTGTAAGTGCTTGGGCAGTTGTAGATATAGGGGTAACTAATAACTGGGCGGTTGTTGACATAGCAGCTTAATCAAACTAAAATTAGCTATTATACATAATATTTAAAAGGAATTTATATGGCATCTAGTTATTCTACAGACCTTAAACTTGAGTTAATGGTAACGGGTGAAAACTCAGGTACATGGGGTGATAAAACAAACTCAAATTTAAATTTACTACAACAAGCTATCGCAGGTTTTCAATCTATAGCACTTACATCTACTAATACAACATTGTCAATGACAAATGCTACTATTTCAGATGCAAGAAATGCTATTTTAAAATTTACAGGAACAATTACTGCAAACTGTACAATATTTATTGAAACTGGAATTGAAAAAACTTACATTGTGGATAATGCAACATCAGGAGCTTTCACAGTAGCATTAAATCAAGTTGGAGGATCTTCTGTTATTTGGGATGCAACTGATAAAAGTCATAAAATAATTTATTTAGATGGAACAAATCCTACTGATATAGGCAATGATTTATCTACTATCAGATTACCTAATCAAAACGAAGTTAGATTTGGGGATGCAGATAACTCAAACTATGTATCATTAAAAGCAGGTGCAACAGTTGCATCTAATGTTAGTTTTACATTACCTAACACATTACCTTCATTTAATAATGCTCCTATTGTTGTAACAACAGCAGGTGTTCAAAGTTTTACAGCTTATTCTTTACCAACTGCAGATGGTGCAACAAACCAAGTATTACAAACTAATGGTTCAGGTGCTGTAACATTCGCAACCGTATCAGGTGGAGCAGCTTGGCAAACAGTTAAGACTACAAACTTTACAGTTACTGCAAAAGAAGGTTATTTTGTAAACACAAGTTCAAACAGCACTGCAATTACAGCAACATTACCATCATCACCAACTCTTGGAGACTTCGTATCTTTCATTGATTATGCTGGAACATTTGATTCCTATAATTTTATTATTGGAAGAAATGGAAAAAATATTCAAGGTGTAGCAGAAGATTTAACCGTGTCAGTTGAAAGAGCTGGTTTAACTTTAGTATTTACCGACAACACTCAAGGCTGGCTATTACAGAATAAATAACCATGGCTACTTATAAAGGTATAAATGGTTTTGCAGTTCAATCTGTAGCATCAGACCCATCTCCATTAGACGAAGGACAAGTTTGGTATAACAATGCTACTTATGCATTTAAGTTGGCAGGACTTTCAACTGTTGGAACTTTTGCTAGTGGTGGAAATATGAATACAGCAAGAGGTTATATGGGAGGAGTAGGAACTCAAACTGCTACTTTAGCTTTTGGTGGAACATCTCAACCAACAATATTTGCAAGCACAGAATCTTATAATGGTACGTCTTGGACTTCTTCTCCAAATAATATGAATACTGCAAGAAGTACATTAGGTGGAGCAGGTACTCAAACAGCGGCTTTAGGTTTTGGAGGGTATGTTACAGGGCCAGGATCTACTTCAGCAACAGAATTGTGGAATGGATCAAGTTGGACTTCTAATCCAACAGGATTAAATACTGCTAGAGAATATTTAATAGGAGGTGCAGGAACTCAAACGGCTGCATTAACAGCAGGAGGATATAGAAGATCCGTTGATAGTCTTACCGATGCTACAGAAACTTGGAATGGATCATCTTGGACAACTTCACCTGCTACTCTTCCAACAAGCATTCGACAAAATTTAATAATAGGAACTCAAACAGCAGCTTTAAGTATAGGTCGTAATCCAGCTTCTACTACTGTTTTTGATTTTAATGGTTCTAGTTGGACCACGGCCCCAAGTTTAAACACAGCAAGGCTGGGTACTGGAGGTGCTGGTACTCAAACTGCAGCTTTTGTATCTGGAAGTATACCTGCTATAACTACAACAGAAGTTTATAATGGAACAAGTTGGACCGCTAATCCTACAGGATTATCTGTATCAAGATATGGTTTAGTTGGAGCTGGAAGTTTAACTTCAGGTATGATATTTGGTGGATATGCTCCTCCTTCAACATCAACAGAAGAATTTACAGGTCCAGGATCCCCAGTAACTCAAACCATAACAACTTCGTAATATACAATGATTATGAAAAATGATATAAACAACTTAATAAGGAGGAAACATGGCATATAAATACTGTGTAGCAGAATGTTGGGGAAAAGGATTTATCACTCACAGTGATTCATCTAAATACCAAGTTTCTGGGTTTCCAGGTAATGTTTGGCAGATACCAGCGAATAACCAAGATGCAAATCTTTGGGTAAATAAAGTAGCTGGAACTTTCAAAACAAAAGCAGAAGCACAAGCTATAGTTGATGCAGAAGTTGCAAAAGCTCAAGCAGCGTGGGATGCTTTACCTGATGCTCAAAAACAAGCACCAATGAATAGACAACGACCAACTGCTATCGTTTTAGAATAAAATTTTTATGGCAACGTATTACGGAACATATGGACAAAAAGTCCAATACCTAGCGTCCGATCCATCTGATCCACAAATCGGTCAGGTGTGGTATAATTCTACGTCTGCGATTTTGAAGGTGAGATCAGCTACAACATCAGGTACTTGGGCAACTGGTGGAAATATGAATACTGCACGTGCTTTTGGAGCTGGAGCAGGAACTCAAACAGCGGCTTTAGCTTTTGGATCTTTTCCACAAGCTTCTCCTAATGGAGCATCAGAATCTTATAATGGTACAAGTTGGACAACTACTTCTGGACTAGCTTCTGGAATGGGGCAAAATGCTGGCACAGGAACTCAAACTGCGGCATTAGGAATCGGAGGATATAATCCTGGATTTTCAGGAACAGTACAAAGTTGGAATGGTTCTTCTTGGACAGTAGTTGGTAGTTTAAATGAAGCAAGATGTGGTGCAGGGGCGGCAGGAATTCAAACAGCTGCATTAGCTTTTGGTGGTCAACCAGCGTCTTCTCCTACAAACGTAACAGAAAAATATAATGGAACATCATGGACATCAGTTAATACAATGAACACTGCAAGAAGACATCCAGGAGGAGGTGGAACTCAAACAGCAGCATTAGGTTATGCTGGATATAATACGGACGTACTAGCGTCAACAGAATCTTATAATGGAACTACTTGGACTTCCGTTAATTCAATGAATACTGCTAGATTTTACATTAACAAAAATGGTGGAACACAAACTTCAGCTTTAGCAGCATCAGGATCTACTGCTACTGTACTATCTTCCGCAGCAGAATTATGGAATGGAACAAGTTGGAATAATACAACAGTTCAAAATACAGCAAGATATAATATGTATGGAGCAGCGGCTTCTGGTACAGTAGCTTTAATATCTGGAGGTTCAGCACCAGGAGGTGCTTCAACAGCAACAGAAGAATTTACAGGACCAGGTGTAGCAGAAACTAAAACAGTGACGGTATCATAATGGTAGCATACACAGGAATACAAGGACAGAATATTTTAATAGTAAGCTCGGATCCGTCAAATCCGACTGAAGGTCAAATTTGGTATAATTCAACAAGCAATCTTTTAAAAGGTTATCAGTTTGCAGAAGTTAATGCTTGGGCGAGCGGTGGAACTTACCCAGTTTCTAAACAGTTTTTAGGATCATTAGGTATAGAAACAGCAGCTTTAGCTTATGGAGGAAGTTTTCCTTATATTGATACAACAGCATTATATAATGGAACTTCATGGACTAATAATCCAACTGGTTTAAATACAGCAAGAGATAGATTAGAAAGTGGAGGAACACAAACAGCGGGTTTAGCTTTTGGTGGATATGTAGAACCAGGTGGAAACCAAGCTGCTTCAGAATCATGGAATGGATCTACTTGGACAAATACACCAAGTTTAAATACTGCTAGAAGGTCTTTCGGAGGTTGTGGAACGCAAACAACAGCTTTGGCATTTGGTGGAGTTGGAGCTTCAACTGCAACTGAATCTTGGAATGGTTCTAGTTGGACTACATTACCAGCAACATTGAATACAGGAAGAGGTCAACTTCAAGGAAATGGTACACAAACAGCGGCATTAGCTTTTGGAGGACTTATACCACCAAGAACCGCAGCAACTGAATCTTGGAATGGTTCAAGTTGGACAACCGTTAATTCTTTAAATACTGCAAGAGGTTATTTATCTGGTGCTGGCACACAAACAGCAACTTTAGGATTTGGTGGATATGCATTACCAGGAAATACAAAAACTGCAGCAACAGAGTCTTGGAATGGTACAAGTTGGACAAATACGACTTCTTTACCAGCAACAAATTCAGGTCCCGCTGGAGCAGGAACTCAAACATCTGCCTTATCAATAGCGGGCAATGGAGCTGCTGGATATTTAAACACAACTAATGAATGGACAGGATCTGAATTGGCAGTTAAAACAATAACTACTTCTTAACACTTTACATTTAACATAACATAGCTTATATACATCTCATGACAGAGAAGAGAGATATAAAAGAGCTTATACAACAAGAAGAAACACACCTTAATAATCTACTAGAACCAAATGATTTAAAATCATTTAAGGGAATGGTGGATGAACTTCGAGACACGTGGACTAAAAAACAAATATTTAGAACTGAAACAGAAGCTAGAATTTCAGTATTACAAGATAATCGTTATCCAAATAATGCTTCTAAATACTGGCAATGTGTTAGAGAACAAAGTGTATTTCTTGAAAATTTAATGTCTTTATCTTTTGATTACAGAAGAGTTGAAGCTAAAATTAAATGGCTTACTAAAAAAGTAGAAACTGAAACTGATGAATATAAATTAGAAAATTATAAAATAGATTTAGATGAAAAGATTTATTCTAAAGCTAATATGGAAGCAGTTGCAAAAGATAGAATGAGAGAAATTAATATGTGGTCTAAATTAAAGTTAGAATTTAATGATGGTACATTTAATGATAAAAATGTAAATGAACATCAATTAGAAACATATCATCAAGTATATTTAAACAAAGCAAAAACATTAACTTCAGGATCATCTCAACCAGAAGTATTTAATGTGGTGGGTCAATTAGAAACTATTGAGAGAGTTAAAAAATCAGGTGAGTTAAAATACGATAAGAAAGAATCTATTACTTATGGAAAGCAAAACTCATAAGAAGATTTTCTTCTTATTAGCTCTTCCAAGATCAGGTAACACCTTATTTGGTTCTATTATGAACCAAAATCCAGATATTGCAGTCACAGCCAATTCTATTACATTAGAGATAATGAAAGATGTATTTCTTCTTAAACAAACTGATGTATTTCAAAATTACCCAGATCATAAATCATTGGATAACGTATTATCTTCCGTTTATCAAAACTATTACAAAGATTGGAATTATAAATATATCATTGATAGAGGCCCCGTAATGACACCAGGCAATCTAATGCTAATGAAGCAGCATCTAGGTCAACCTATAAAGTGCATTGTTATTTGGAGAGATCTATTAGATGTTCTTGCATCTTATGTTAAATGGTTTGAAACTGAACCTTCTGCATTTCCTAATAAATATGGTAAGAAAACAATCGAAGAAAAATTGTGGATGTTGATGAATGTAGATGGAGGTATTGCTAAAGATTTAATTGCAATACAAAATGCATTACTTCCTGAAAACAAACATATGTGTCATTTTCTTAAATATGATGAATTAGTAAATAATACGGAAAACCAAATTAATAAGATATATGACTTTTTAGAAATACCTAGATTTAATCATAACTTAAAATCCTTGAATCAATTTAAAGTTAATGGTATAGGTTATGACGATAAAGTGGTTGGAAATAGAATGCATACTATTAGAGAAGAGATTAGAAAGGAATCGAATCCTTACAAAGCAATGATACCTGAAAGTATTGTTAAAGCGTATGGACACATCGTATTATGAAAATTTTAATATTTGGATTACCAGGATCTGGCAAATCTACATTTGCAAAAAAATTAGTTGAGAATAAAAAGATACCTCACTTTAATGCTGATGAGATTAGAAAGTTATTTGAAGATTGGGATTTTACAGAAGACGGTCGTAAAAGACAAGCTAATCGTATGATGACTATGTGTGATCTTGCAGTGAATCATGTTGTTGTAGACTTTGTTTGTCCATTTGAATCTTATAGATCTTTCTATGATATGAAAATTTGGATAAATACAATTGATAAAGGAAGATTTGAAGATACGAATAAAGTATTTGAGAAACCTAAAAAGGTAGACTTTGAGATAAAAGATTTTAATTACGATAACATAATAAAGGAGATACATGATAGATTACTCTAAACCAACAGCACAAATGCTTGGACGTTGGCAACCATTTCACGATGGACATTTAGCTTTATTTAAAGAGATATTAAAGAAGACTGGCCAAGTTTGTATTATGGTTAGGGATCAAGTTACTACAAAAGATAATCCATTCGTATTTGATGAAATTAAACAACGAATCGAGGAAAAACTTAAAGACTACACAGGTCAATTTGAAGTTATAAAAGTTCCTAATATTACAAACATTTGTTATGGTAGAGGTGTTGGTTATAAGATTGAAGAGATTGTATTACCAAAAGAAATACAAGAAATATCTGCTACTAAAATTAGAAAAGAAATGGGACTATGAACTTTAACTTTACATTCCTAGGTCAATCAATTCTACGTTATGAAACTCCTTTAGATATATTTCATGCAATTAATCAAACGTATGAACAAAAATTTAATACGTTAGAGCCCGCCAATAAACAATTAGTTGGTAAGATTAAAGATGAACATTCTTTATTTTATGATGGAGAAGATGAATCTAAAATGAAAAGACATAATGAATTACCTAAAAATGTTTTAGATTGGTTTATGGGTATGTTTACTCATTATTTAGAATTCAATCATATACGACAATATCAAACACATTTAAATTCAATTTGGATTAATGAAATGAAAGCACATGAATACAATCCTGTTCACGTGCATCAAGGCAATTTGTTCACAGGTCTATCTTCAGTTATGATTTTAAAATTACCAAATACTTATGGTGTAGAATATTCAGCAGAACAAGCTCCACAAAATGGTAAACTACAAATACTTGGATCTTCTTCAGGACAATTCGCTAAAGTTGATTATGAACCACCAATGAAGCTCCGAGATTTTTATATATTTCCATATGATATGAGACATTGTGTCTATCCATTTAATGGAACAAATGACATAAGACGTACTTTAGCAGCTAACTGCGATGTATTATATAACCCAATAATGAACCGAGGAGCACAATGATAATTACAGAACCGAAATGGAAATCGTTAATAGTTGAGACAACTTCACCTATATTTACACCAAAACAATGTCAATTAATTATAAATGCAGGGAGATCTGAACCCGTTCAAGCTGGACAAGTTGGTGGTGGAGCTCAAGGAGTAGTTGATACTAAAACTAGAACATCACACATTAGTTGGATTCCATTTAATAAGATGCCAGAAATGTATGCAACATTAGAAAGAATTATTAAACAAACTAATGGTAATCATTTTGGATTTGACGGTATTCAATTAACAGAACCCGCACAGTATACAGAATATCCAGAAGGTGGATTTTATGATTGGCATATAGATTCAGATGTTAATTGTGTAAATGAACCACCCGTTCGTAAAATATCTATGACATGTTTATTATCACATGAATCAGAATTTGAAGGTGGTGGACTTGAACTTATGTCAGATGGAAAGATTGCAAGACCTAAACAAGGACAAGCAATATTCTTTGCAAGTTACATAAGACATAGAGTTGTACCTATTACAAAAGGCGTTAGAAAATCACTAGTGCTTTGGGTTGGAGGAACTCCATTTAGATGAACCGAGAATTATACTTTGCAACACCTATTTATGTTAAAGATGTTGGATCTCAAGAATTCAATAATCAATTAGAACAAAATATTGTAAATTGGTCTAAACAAGATAAAGGTGAAATTAAAACTAATATGAATGGTTGGCATAGTCAAACCAATATGCATGAAAAACCTGAATATAAAATGTTAGTTGATTTATTATATGAAGCACAAGCATTTATTTATAAAGATGAATTATTAGATAATGAACCTTATCTTGGAAACATGTGGGCCAATATCAATCCACCTGGTGGATATAATAGACCACACACTCATCCTAATTCATTATGGTCTGGAGTGTATTACGTTAAAGCTCCTAATAATAGTGGCCATTTAAAAATTGAAGATCCTAAACCTTGTAGTTTAATATCTAGACCAAGACGTAAACAAGGAGAACTACCTATGCATCTATGGAATGAAGTACATTTTCAACCTGTTGCAGGACGCTTGATTATGTTTCCATCCTGGTTAAATCATTGTGTTGATCCAAATCAATCTAATGATATAAGGATATCAGTATCATTTAATTTTTTACAGAGAGGAATGTTTGTATGAGTTTTGCCCAGAATAAATACCAAGTAATTAAAAAAGCAGTTCCATACGAACTTGCTAATTTTATATTTAACTATTTCTTACTTAAAAGAGATGCTGTTAATTATATGTATAAAAATAATCTAGTAGCTGAAAATGGTTTGTTTGGTACTTGGAAAGATCAACAAGTTCCAAATGTATATTCTCATTATGCTGACTTTGCTATGGAGACATTACTAATGAAAGTTATGCCTATTATGAAAAAAGAAACTAATTTAGATTTGATACCTACATACTCTTACGCACGTGTGTACGAGAAAGGTTCTATATTAAAAAGACATAAAGATAGACCCTCTTGCGAGATATCTACAACATTAAACCTAGGTGGAGACCCATGGCCAATATTTATAGATCCAACTGGAAGTAATAATGTAATAGATGAATATAAAAATATTATGAAACCTAATGCACCTGCTGGAATTAGAGTAGATTTAGAACCAGGTGATATGTTAGTTTATTCTGGTTGCGAATTAGAACATTGGAGAGAAGAATTTACTGGTAACATTTGTGCTCAAGTTTTCTTGCATTATAACCATGTAAATGGACAGTTTGCAGATTCCAATTTATATGATAAAAGACCTTTGTTAGGATTACCACCAATAAGAAATAAATAGTATAATAGGCATTAAATATGCCATTAAAAAAGATACCATTACCTCCAGGTTTTGATAAGAATGATACTGCGTCTCAAGCAGAAGGTCGTTGGATAGACGGAGATAACGTTCGTTTTCAATACGGATCACCTGAAAAAATAGGGGGTTGGGCACAAATTAACACATCTATACTAGTAGGTGCAGGTAGAGATATTCATTCTTGGTTTGATTTAACAGGTAGACGTTATGAAGCTATTGGAACAAATAAAATTTTATATGTTTTATTTGAAGATACTTTTTATGATATTACTCCACTTGGAACAGCATTAACAGGCTGTACTTATACATCTACTACAGGCTCTACCACAGTAACAATTAATAAAGCAGCTCATGGTTTAAATCCTGGAGATTTAATTATATTTACAAGTGTGACTACTCCTGGACCTACCACTACTAGTTTTACATCTGCGAATTTTACAACTAATACTTTTGAAATACAAACAGTTCCCTCAACAGGAACTTTTACTATTACTATGCCAGTAGCTGAATCTGGTACAGGAGTGACTGGAGGTGGAACTATTACAACAACTCCTTATATATTTGTAGGACCTATTCTTTCTACATTTGGATATGGTTGGGGAGCAGGAGCTTGGGGTATTTCTACTTGGGGCACAGCTAGAACAATTTCTAATACAGATATTGATGCAGCATCTTGGTCTTTGGATAACTTTGGAGAATTATTAATAGCTACTGTTAAAAATGGATCTACTTATAAATGGGCCCCTACTGCAGGAACAGGGGTTTCCTCAAGAGCAACTATTATAACAGGTAATCCCACAGCATCCGTATTAACAAGAGTATCAGATAGAGATAGACACTTAATTCATTTTGGAACAGAAACTACGATTGGAAATCCTTCAACTCAAGATCCAATGTTTATAAGGTTTTCAGACCAAGAAGACATTGAATTATATGAACCAACATCAACTAATACAGCAGGTACATTTAGAATAGATAATGGAAGCACAATTGTAGCTGCAGTTAAAGGTAAAGATTATATGCTTATTCTTACAGATGAAGCAGCTTATACAATGCAGTTTGTAGGACCTCCTTTTACATTTAGTATACGTCAAGTTGGATCTAATTGTGGTTGCATTGGACAACACGCAGCAGTCTTCGTAGATGGTGCTGTGTATTGGATGGGAGACTCTGGTAATTTCTTTGTATTTGATGGAACAGTTAAAACTTTACCTTCTTCGGTTGAAGACTTTGTATTTACAACAGGAGGAGATAGTTTAGGTCTTAATTATGTACAAGGAGATACAATATTTGCAGGACATAATAGTTTATATACTGAAATTAATTGGTTCTATTCAAAAGCAGATTCTACACAAATAGATAGAGTGGTTTCTTATAATTACGAAGCTAAAACATGGACGACAGGTACACTTGCAAGGACAACATATGAAGATTCTCATGTGTTTGATAATCCTACTGCAACTAAATATATTTCAACTTTAACTCCTAATACTCCAACCATTAATGGAGTAAGTAATGGAGGTAGTTATGTATTTGAACATGAAGTTGGAGTTAATGAAGTTTTAAATTTAACATCCACTAGTACAACAAGTGTTGCTATATCTGCATTTGTAAAATCAGGAGATTTTGATTTAGATATAGAAGGGGATGGTGAATACTTTATTAAAATAAGAAGATTTATTCCAGACTTTAAATATTTAGAAGGTAATACCAAAGTAACTTTATTTTTTAGAGCGTATCCAGCAGATGTAACTACAGCAGAGGGACAAACAACCGTAGGTCCATTTACAATAACTTCAACAACAGATAAGATAGACACACGTGCAAGAGGAAGACTTGCAGCAATTAAAATTGAAAATGATGCACTTAATGACAATTGGCGTTATGGTATATTTAGAGTGGATATACAACCAGACGGCAGAGGCGGAAGTGCTCCACAAACATAATGGCTAAAATAAATTTATATATACCAGAACCTCCACAGGATTATACTGTGGAAAGTTTAAGGCAGATTAATCAAGCCTTAGAAACATTAAAAGATCAGTTAAACTTTTCTTTTCAGGAAGAATTAAAACAAGAAGTAGAAAGAAATATTTGGTATAGTATGAGGTTTGGCTGCTAATGTCTTGTGATAATGTAAATATTACTACACAACCTGTAAGTATTGGAGGAACCAATACCGATGCCTTTGGAAGATTAAGAGTATCAGAACCTTATTCACTATTTGATTCTCAAAATAGATACTCAATAGATAATCAATTTGATACTGTATTTATTACAGGGGGAAGTACTAGTTTTTTAGTTAATGAAGCTACTGTTGCTATGAACGTGGATACAACTTCTGGAGCAGAAGTAGTCAGACAAACTTTTAGAACAATGCTTTATCAACCTGGTAAAAGTTTACTAGTTCTTGCAACGTTTGTAATGAATACTGCTAAAGCAAATTTAAGACAACGTATTGGATACTTTGGAACTGAAAATGGTCTTTATTTTGAATTAACTGGGGCAACACCTGGAACTAAAGCATTCGTACTTAGAACTTTTATTGGTGGATCAGTAGATAATACAACAAGAAGAGTTGAACAATCTGCTTGGAATGGAGATAAGTTAGATGGAACAGGTGCAAGTGGATTAACATTAGATTTAACTAAACCACAAATATTATGGATGGATTTTGAATGGTTAGGTGTTGGTAATGTTAGATGCGGATTTATTATTAATGGTCAATACATTGTATGTCATACTTATCAAAATGCTAACTTTACTGGAAACTCTGTTTATATGACAACTGCAATACTTCCAATAAGATATGAAATAACAAATACAGCAGCTACAGGTTCTTCTTCTACTTTAAAACAAATATGTTCATCAGTTATGTCAGAAGGTGGACTAGAGCCTACTTCAATATCACATGTTGCATTAAGATCCACTGCATTAACTGTTGGAGTTACAATAACGCCGCTAGTATCTATTAAACTTACTTCGAATGCTTTAGGTGCAGTAGTTCTGCCGCAAGCACTTAGAGTTTTACCAACTAGTGCTGATGATTTTGAAATACAACTTGTTAAAAATGCAAATTTAAGTGGAGCTACTTTTAGTCTTGTAACAAGTGATACAAATGTGTTGTTTGATACTAATGCAACTGCAATGACAGGCGGAACTATTACTCAAATAAATTACGCTGCTTCTTCTAATCAAGGGACTACTCCATTAAATGAATCTGGAGTATTTAATTGGGATACTCAATTAGGTGTCTCTATTTCTGGAGTAAGTGATGTTTACACTATTGGAGTGAGAACATTTAGTGGAACTGGAAACGTAGTAGGATCTTTAACTTTTTTTGATTTAACACAATAATACTATGGCAAATTTTTATAAAAACGCATTTTACGATCCGACAACAGTATCAGTAATTTCTGTATATGCTTGTCCATCTAATTCAAGAGCAATTATACAAAATATACAAGTTACAAATGAATCTGGATCTAAAATATTAAAAGCTTCAATTATAGATGCATCAGTAAGTACAACTTATCAAATAGCCTACGCTAGTATAACAGGTCCAACTATCTGTAATATTGCAAATGGACCTATTATATTGGAAGAAAGTGATTCCATACTATTGCAAACTAGTGATACCACTGCTATATCTGCCGTATTATCTATATTAGAAATGAATAGAAACGATCAAAACGGTTAATGGCTAGAAAAGTAAGTAATGGATCAGGTGCTTTTATTAAA